AGCGGGATCGGGAAGCTCCCAGGCGTAACCTGCTGCCGAACACGAACAATTGTCTGCTTTCAGGTCCAGCAGGTGAAGCTGCCTCCAGGGATCGGAGGTGAACTTGATCGGGACTCGCTGCGTCCTGCCCTGAACACGCACAATTGTTCGGACTGGGTGGGACAAGCAGGTCAGGCAGCCGTGCTGCCTGGGATACCTGCTGCCGTCCAGACTGACTCCGCACAATTGTTCGCACTCAATACGCAGCAGGTCCAGGGCAGCAGGATACGCAGCGTGAAAAAAAAATAAAAAAAAGTTTATATACTGGTTGACATGTTGAAATCATTACTATATATTATATATATTCATTCAGCCAAAGGAGAAAAATAATGGATAAAGAAAAAGTAAAAGCTGTCGCTGAGTTTATGAAACTTAACGAGCATGACGCAAAAAGCATAACACACACGGCAGACGATTATTATACTTTTGCAAATGAAGAGTATATGGTTTTGACAGAAGATGAAGCAGATGACAAAGTAAAAGAGTACATCAAGGAAACAGTTTGGGCATTCAATCCAACATTTATCGCTGACCACTCTTTTATAGATCAGATTGTTATTGAAAAGCTTCAAGAGGCTTGCGAGTCAGCAAATGAAGCCATCACCAAGTTAATTAAAAACTTTGATGATTTTGTAGAAGATGCAGTAAGAATAGACGGAAGGGGTCATTTTCTAGCTGGATATGACGGCAACGAAAACGAGCAGGGGGACTTCTACCTTTATCGTACAAACTAATCGGGCAAATTGTTCGGGATTAATCGGGGGTCGGGCTCACCTGCTCCCGATTTTTTTTGCTCTGCGTCTGGGTCTGGTTCCAGCAGGTTACTGGCAGCCTCCTGAGTCCGCACAATTGTTCGTAGTCGCATGCGAAGCAGGTTGCCTGGAAGAAGCTGTACCTGCTGAAATTGTTCGGAGTTGTGCCTGGAATAAAAAAAAGAGCCGAGAATATAATGGAAAGGAATCTCGGCTCTCTCAACAAACAATATAACTTAAGAGGACAGTGTTGACAAAGGAGCTACCTTTGTGGCTGATTGATTACACACAAACCCTTGCGACAATGTGAAACCATAAGTTATGTATTATATATAGCAATGATTGCAATTGGTGTCAACAAGAAAAATAAAAAAAATTAAAAAAAAGTTGTTGACTTATATAATGTAATGATTACTATATAATATATAAACAGCCAATAGGAGAAAACAAATGAGAAATAATCCTGACGATTTTTCTAATCAAACAATAACTAAAATAAAAAAGTATTGCGAAGATGAGGTTGAAATAAATCAAGAGCATCACTGGAGCACAATCACAGATGGCACAGATGGTATATGTCGTGGTCGCCTTGAGTTCGCAGAAGGTTTACTTGAGCGAATTAAAAACTGGGAGCAGTATGATGAATAAAATAATAAGAGAAGTTGAAAATGATTTGGCAAATAAATTTAAATACATAGTTTGGGTCGGGGGTTGTGATGACTACCATTCTAATTATAAAGATGCCAAAAGAAACGCAGATGAATGGAAGGCAAAAGGTTACGATGATGTGATTATTGAAAAAATTTAGAAGGGAGGAGCTGAAGCTGGGTTTGACGCCCAGCTTCTTTTTTATCCTGAAGCCGAACAATTGTTCGTATTTAACCAGCCCAGGCACGCTGGTTTCCTGCTGTAAAAAAAAATAAAAAAAGATGTTGACTCATGTTGTAATGATTGCTACATTAGAATTACAACAACAAAGGAAAGGACAAACAAATGGACGATAGAGATTTTACATACGCATCACTTCAGGATTGGGATAGATTCGAAGCTAGAGAGATTGGAGCTAGAAATCCTGACAGAGCTTATGTCAGCACAGGAAATGACGTCTGGCACGTTAATCCATTCTGGGGTAAGTACGACAAGTGGGGTAATCCTTTAAAGAAAGAAGCACCTTATTCTCGTATACCTCACCCCGAAGATTGTGATTGGTAATAAATAAAAACAGGCTGGGTTCTCCCAGCCTTTTTTTTTGAAGGTAACACGAACAATTGTTCGTACTCACGCCTGGACGAAACGCCTGCTGTGAAAAAAATAAAAAAGGACTTGACTAATGTAGTAATCAATACTATATATATAACTAATCAATTTCAGCCAAAGGAGAAACAAATGAAAAAGATTTACATAGCTTACGGAGCAAATGCAAACAGAAGGGCGATGTCCAGGAGATGTCCCAACGCTAAACCAATTGGCTTTGGATTTATTCAGGGTCAGCGTTTTAAATTCAATAACGTAGCAGACATTGTTCCACACCAAGGCGATAAGCTAAACGCACCAGCAGTTGCTTGGGAGATAACAGAACAATGTGAGAAAGCACTTGATAGATTCGAAGGCTTTCCAAGTTTGTACAGAAAGATTGATGTAACTTTCAGAGAAGCTGGAGGCAAAAAAGAATATCAAGGCTTTGCTTACAAGATGAATTATACTGGATTCCACACACCGAACCCAATGTATGTCAATGGCATCAGAACTGGATTGAAAGGTTTTTTTGACGCAGTGAGATGGGAACGAATTGACACAACTATAGACAGAGCTATTGTCGAAAGCTTCCGAATGGAAGAAACAGGCGATCCGTTTACGACTCAGGTCATCGGGGGGAAGCAGTGGAGGTAAGGCTCTCCTGGCAAGAAGCCCAGATCTTCACCGATCTGGGTTTTTTTCTGGCTGCAATGCGAACAATTGTTCGTAGTGATCGGGCAGCAGGCTAATCGGGCAGGTCGGGGATCGGGCTTCGCTGCCATCTGTCTCCTGAAGCACCTGCTGCCACAGGTTTTTATTGCCTATTTACGAACAATTTTTACGGCAAAAAATTAATTTTTTAAGTCATTGATTTTAAAGGGTTTTTTTATGTTGTATTGTAATCAATACTATATATAATAAAATTATGATTTACAAAATGGAAAGGATAAAATCATGCAAGACTTATTCAAATACATAAACAACAATTCAAGATTTGCGTTTGGTTATGAGCCAGAATTTAACAATCGTACAAATCATAATACAAATCATACACGTGTTACTTGGCAAGAGTTCAATAGAATTAATTCAAGATCAACTACACCAGTTAAAGGTTTAACTTTTAAACCTGACGGTAGTTCTGCAGATGTTGAAATGGATTTACCAGTTCTTGCAGATTGTAATGTTGCATGGGATTATTTAAAAGATTGTTTTAGAATTGCAATTGATAACAATAGTTTTGTTAATACTGAATGTTCAAGTCATGTTCATATTTCAACATTGCCAATATTGCCAAGTTTAACAAATGAGCAATTCACTAGGAAAAGTATTGAAATGAAAGCACAATTTAATGATGCTAATTATGATCACTACTTAGAAAAACCTAGTAACTTAGCTCAATTGTTCGTAGTCAATAAGCAAATACCTTTAGACGTAATTAAAGATATTGGCTGGAGATTATCTAAACATATTGATTTTTTTGGTAGCACAATTGCAAGATCTAGACGTGATGGATATTTTTGTAGGTATCCTAAAACACCGCAAGAGATTTTAAGAGCTCGACCAACTGTTGAAGACTTAAGATCAGTATTTAATCATAGAGCAACAAGCTTTAAATACTCAGCTCTTAATGTTAATCATTACAATGTTAAAAAGACAATTGAATTTAGGTCTCACGGAGGAACATTAGAATATAGAAAGCTTATAACTTGGTTTAAGTTTTTATCTAATATAGTTGATCATAGCTTACAACAGCGTTTTAGAGCTCATACAGTGCAACAAGAGTTAACAAGCCCTAGTTATATAGGACGTTCAGCAAATACCACCAAATCGCTTGTATGGGCTTTCTGTCGTGGTCAAGCAAGATCAACACGTGAAATAATGGAACATTGCAACATAAACAATCCGCAAAGTGTTAGACGTACATTTAGCGAGATAAGACAAAATGAACATTATAAACCTTTTGTAGTTACTCATAACCAACAAGAATTTGGTGTTGATTATGGTACAAGTTTAGATCACGGAGACAACGGTTATGAAATACTAGTTACTAAGACTGTTGATGTTCCAAGCGATAATTTAACTTTGAATAGCGAACAATTAGGTAACAGTGAATTAATTGCAGGTCTAGATAATCAAACTCTCGCAGATTTAAATGAGAGAATAAGACAGTTAAATTAACTGTCTTAATCGAAAATAAAAAAATAGCCTAGTAATTTGCTAGGTTATTTTTTTTGTCTAAGTCATTGATATTGTTAAATAAATCGGGGAGGTGTACCATAGCCACCAACCAAATTTATATATTTTTGTAAAAAAATCTGTACACCAAGTTTCCCTCAAATGACCCCCATGTTTTTGAAATACGACCCCAAAAAAATTTTTCACAAAAAAATCTTGCACTTTTATGTAATGAATACTATAAGTAGTGTGAAACGAGGTAAATATGACTAAATATAGATTCAGATTATCTCAAACAACGGAGCTGAATGTCAAAAATGACAATCACTTATTGCAAGAGATAGGTTCTGTGTTGATGTGTCGAGGTTTGGAGATGTCTTTGCTGCTTAAAAACATAGCCAACGCCTGTTGTGACTGGAACGGAGAAGCGTACCGTTACGGAAACAAGGATGAATTGATCACAGACATGAAGAAAAACAAAGTTTTGGTAGATATTAACGAAAGGAAAGCCAATGAAGCGAACTGATTATGGGTATGCAGACCTGACAAAGAATGAAGTTTACGATTTTCGTAAAGCTTTGAACCTGAGTCAGGCAAAATTATCCAAAAAACTAGGATTAAGCCTAAGAACGTGGTGTCATTACGAGTATGGCACGCAAAGAGTGCCAGTTTCTGTGTACATGGCACTGCAATTTCTGCAAAATGGTGGCGAAGAAGCAGAAAAAGCGTATGACGAGGTAAAGAAACACAAAAATTCTTTAACGAAGTACGACATGGACAGGATTGACAGGTTAAGAGAGACTATGAATGACATTTTAACGTCAGTTACAGCTAATTTAGACCCTTTGCCTGCTAAGATTATAGCTCAAAGTGAGAAAGAGATGGGCTTTCTGTTGTCAAAAATAAATAATTGATATAATATCTCTGCAGGAACAAGTTTTTTGCGGAGATACACATGGCAAACGGACCTCTCGGAGGATTTATGCCGACACCAGCTTCACCAGGACAACCTCCACAGGTAAAATTGGACACATCGGCAGAAAGTAGAGGCAATTTCAACAAATTTTTAGGAACATTGCCAAAAAATGGTGCGATTGCACCGCTTCAGACAGGGGTTATGAGTTCCTCCGTGGCTCCTGTCTCTCCTATAGCAGGCAACGTCAACATATTTCAACCACAGATGTCACCAATGATGGCTATGGCTCCTATGACGATGCCGATGATGCCACCTGCACAACCAGTTGCGATGATGCAAGAGGGTGGAGACCCAATGGACGCTTCTTTTAGTGATTTTTCTGGTTTTGATGATTCATCAGATCCATTTGGTGGCGGAGACAGTGGTCAAGAGGACACATCTGATAGCTTTGATGCTAACATGGGGTTATCAAATCAAGAGGTTCAAAATATTTTTGGAGGTGGTGATGACCAGCCAGTTGTATTGCCAACACCAAGACCAGAGATCTTAAAACAAGCAGTTGATAGAGCTGAGAAAGAAATATTTGGTGGCACAGAATCTGATGCTTTAAAATTTATTGACGATCAAAACAACTTAACTGCATCAGGTCAAAAAGCTTACGAAGACGCTATAAGAGGTAATTTAGCCGAACTTCAAGATCCAGCCAAGCCTGATGCTGGAGGATTACAACTAGCAAGTTTTTTTGACAACAGAGGTTTACTTGACGGAGCTAAAAGCACAACAGCGGGTGATATAAGTAGAGCAGCCTTTGCTGGAGTTACGCCAACAAGATCAATTGACACTGGAGCAAAGGGTCTTGAGTCAATCACTGACTTAGGTTTAGATGAAATAGATCCTTTTGATATTCAGCCAACTTTTCAAAACATTGGATTACCAGGCACAAGTGGTCTTCCAAATGTACGCTCAACAAGAAGCACAGTTCCGCAGGATCAAGCTAGGGCTATTGTTAATTTAGTTGGCAAAGCACAGCCAAGTTTAGGAGAGTTATTACAACAAAACAATCAACAATTAACAGCACAAAGAGGCAGAGCATTAGGACCTATTAATTTTAGGGATGATGCTGAAGATTCAAATTTTGCAAATATTAATAGACAAACACCAGCAGTAGATACTGTGCTTGACCTTGATACAAAAACTCGTGAACAAAGCAGAGTTGGTGATGATTTTGATGCTGCATTAAATTTAGCAGATAGAAATGAAGCAGATAGGTTAGCTGCAGGACAAGCAATGGGTGTTGGCACTCCACCATTAGATACTACAAACATTACAGAGACTGCATTAGGTGCTAGAAATAAAACAACAGGAGACGAACCACCTCCGATAGTCGCACCAGGCATAGAAGCACCAAAAGAATTTAGAGATCCTTTTCCAGGTGCTGGTATAAAGGTTGGTAACTTTACTATTCCGACATTAACTTCACTTGCAAATCAGTTTAGTCAGTTTTCAAGAGGCAGAGTATTAGATTCGATAGCTCAAAAAGGTTACACACCAGTTTATGATGGTGATGTCATTGTAGGTGCTAAAGATAGATTTGGAAACTTAATGGAGGGCATGGATCCTAACGCTCCTATGGGAAGTGATGATAATCAAGATCCAGTTAGAAAACTAATTCAACAGGCTGCGAAAAAAGAAGAAGAAGAAAAAGAAACACCACCAAATGTTATAGGTGGAGGTGTTACACCGACTCCGATTTCTCAAACACCTTCAACAGTTGTGCCATCTACTTTTGGACCATCAACTGCAAGCTTCACACCTGTAGGCTTTAACACTGGTGATTTAAATGATTTAATAGCTAGAATTACAGGCATATCTTCACCTAGACGAATGCAAGAAGGTGGAATAGTCAATGCTGTGGATAATTTTTTAAATAAGGTAGCATGAACAACATACAATATGCTGAGTTTTTAAGTGATGATGAGTTACAAAAAGTAGCTCCATTGCTTAAAAGACTGAAGAAACTTGAGGATAGATCTGAGTCTCAAGATAATTTTTTACGTTTTGTAAACAAGATATGGTCTGGTTTCATTGAAGGAAAGCATCATAAGATCTATGGTGATAAGTTGCAAGCGGTTGCAGATGGTAAAATTAAACGTCTGATTGTTAATATGCCACCAAGACACACTAAATCTGAGTTTGCTAGTTATTTGTTTCCTGCGTGGCTGATGGGTAAACGTCCAGATTTAAAAATAATACAAGCAACACACACTGCAGAACTTGCAGTGGGCTTTGGTCGTAAGGTAAAAAACCTAATTGACAGTGAAGATTTCAGAGACATATTTCCTGATGTAAAACTTGCAACTGATGCAAAAGCTGCTGGTCGTTGGTCTACGAATAGTGGCGGTGAGTATTACGCTGTTGGTGTGGGAGGTGCTTTGGCTGGAAGGGGTGCTGATTTATGTATTATTGATGATCCTGTATCAGAACAAGATGCGTTAAGTCCTACAGCTTTGGATGGCATTTATGAGTGGTACACATCAGGTCCGAGGCAAAGACTTCAACCAGGAGGGTCAATAATCATTGTGATGACACGTTGGGGTATTAAGGATTTGACTGCTAGAGTGTTACAAAAGCAATCTGAGGGTGGTGCGGATAGCTGGGATGTCGTGGAGTTTCCTGCAATATTTCCTGATACTGGTAACGTATTATGGGAAGAATATTGGTCAAAAGAAGAATTAGAGGCTGTTAAAGCATCCATACCTGTGTCAAAATGGAACTCACAGTATATGCAAAACCCTACTGCTGAAGAGGGTGCGATAATAAAAAGGGAGTGGTGGAATGTTTGGGATCGTGTTGACCCACCTGCCTGTTCATACGTCATACAGTCCTATGACACGGCTTTCACAAAGAATGACCGTTCTGATTATAGTGCTATTACTACTTGGGGTATTTTTACACCTGTCGAGGGAGAAGGAGATGCCATCATCTTGCTTGATGCCGAAAAAGGCAGATGGGACTTTCCAGAGCTTAAACAAAAAGCACAAGAGTTGTGCGAAGCATATGATCCTGACATGATATTGATAGAGCAAAAAGCTAGTGGTACACCATTAACACAAGAGCTTAGACGCATGGGAATACCTGTAACTCCGTTCACACCAAGCAAGGGTGCAGATAAATTTGCAAGAATGAATGCTTGTGCACCTGTGTTTGAAAGTGGTATGGTATGGAGACCAGATGCTAATTTTGCAGAGGAAGTAGTAGAGGAATGTGCCAGTTTTCCTCATGGTGATTATGATGACTTGGCAGATTCGATGACACAGGCTATACTAAGATTTAGACAGGGTGGTTTTATTACTACTCCTGATGACGATGAACAAGAACCAGTTTATAGAAGAAAGATGGAGTATTACTAATGCCAGGACAATTAGATAAAAATTTAAAGAAAGCAGTTAAAAATATAAAAGTATCTGATATTACAAAAGTAAAAGAAATAGATATGGATCCAGAGTTAGTTAAGATTGCTAAAGAAATGGGTAAAAAAATTCAGAAAAAAGAAATGGGTGGCGAGGTCATTGACATGACTAAATCACAACCTGTTGGCATGATGGATGGCGGTAAAGTTAAGAAGATGAACATGGGTGGCGTAGTGCCAGGTCGTGGTGGTAAATTCAAAGGTATGAAGTAGTGTCAGACGAAGCAGATAGAAGAAGAGCTTACGCAGAGTTAGCAGGAAGAGGGCAACCTGTCCCTGGCAAAAACTTTGGTAAGATAAAAGCTGGTAAGAGGGTTACAGATCCACCTCCAGTAAAACCTATTGATATGACTAAGATGAAACAGTTAAAGTTGTTCAAGGTAGGTGGTCTTGCATCTGCTGATCCTTTTGGAGATAAGAGAAGAAAAGAAGACGCTGCAGTTCTTAGAGCTATGAAAAAAACTGGTAGGTCTAAAAGGATAAAAACTAAGCCAGTAAAGATGACGATACAGAGTGCGAGCATAACAACACCAAGAGGTATGAATATACAAAAAAACATGATCATGCCTAAGATGATGAGCAAAGGTGGAGTTGTTAATATGACAAGATCAATAATGATTAACCCAGAGACAGGAGAGTAATATGAGAATGGATGAAGCTTTTAAAAACATGGAAAAAATGTTTAAAAGAAATTTTCCTTCACAAACAAAAGGCAAAGACAGTGCTGCTGTTAGAAAAATAATGCGTGAAATGGGTTATGGTTTTGGAACTGGTCTTAATAAAGAGATGAGAAAAAGTGGAGGCGTTTCTAAATTTAAAGGCGGTGGTTTAGCAGAGGCTATTGAAAAAGTCAAAGCTAAAGAAATGAAAGAAGGCGGTAATGTACCAAAGCCAAAAATGAGACCAAAAAAAGATCCATTTAGAGCTGATAAAACTGTAATACTCAATGAAGAATTTAGCAAAAGAGTAGCTAAAACAAATGAAGAAGCCATGAAAAAAGCTAAAAAGATGAAAGATGGAGGAAATGTTCCTGCTAAATTTAAAGGGTTTTCAAAGTTACCTGAGTCTGTGCAACAAAAGATGAACCCAGATTTAGCTGAGAAGTTTGGCATGGGTGGTGATGTTAAAGCTAAAAAAAGTGGTAACATATGTCGTGGCAGAGGCATAGCAAGACAAGGAACTGGATTTACAATAAGGTAGTATCATGGCAATTGAAAAGGTAAATGGAGTTGAGAATATTGATGCACCTGAAGGTGTAACATCAATTGAAATAGAAGAAGCAGCGATTGCTCCTAACATAACAGAAATGGATGATGGATCCGTTGTAATAGGAGAGCTAGAAGAGCAAATAGCTCCTATCCAAGTGCCTTTCAATGCTAACTTAGCAGAATTTATGGATGAAGCTGATTTAGGTAGAATATCATCCGAACTTGTAGGAGAGATACAAGAAGATATAAACTCTCGCAAAGAATGGGAAGATCAATACAAAGGTGGTTTAGAACTACTCGGTATGAACTATGAAGACAGAGCTGAACCTTTTGAGGGTGCATCAGGTATAGTACATCCATTACTAGCTGAGTCTGTCACACAGTTTCAAGCACAAGCATATAGAGAATTACTACCAGCAGGTGGTCCTGTAAAGACAGCCATTATAGGACAAGAAACTCCTGAAATAGTAGCACAGGCTGAACGTGTAAAGAATTTTATGAATTATCAAATAACCTACGAGATGGAAGAATATGATCCAGAATTAGATCAGATGTTGTTTTATCTTCCAATCGTTGGCTCATCATTTAAAAAAGTTTATTTTGACCCATCGTTGCAGAGGGCTGTCTCAAAGTTTGTTCATGCAGAGGATCTTATAGTTCCTTACAATGCGACAGATTTAAAGACATCTACGAGGATTTGTCATGTTATTCGCATGGATTCGAATGAAGTAAGAAAGCTGCAACTATCTGGGTTTTACAAGGATATTGAATTACCTACATCTGACTCCGATGGAGTTGATTACAATGAGGTAAGAGAAACAATTAAAGATATTGAAGGCGTACATTCAGAGTCAAATTATAACGAAGAACTAACATTATATGAAATACACACCGATTTAGATCTGCCAGGTTTTGAAGATCAAAACCAAATGGGAGAAAACACTGGATTGAAAATGCCTTATATCGTTACAATCGTGGAGAAATCTGGTGAAGTATTATCGATCAAAAGGAATTTCAACGAAGCCGATCCGTTACGTAGTAAAATACCTTACTTTGTACACTATAAGTTTTTGCCTGGTCTTGGTTTTTATGGCTTTGGTCTTACACATATGATTGGAGGCTTATCAAGAGCTTCTACTTCAATATTAAGACAACTTATAGATGCTGGAACATTATCCAACCTTCCTGCTGGATTTAAAGCAAGAGGTGCAAGGATAAGAGATGACGAAACACCTCTTAATCCTGGAGAGTTTAGAGATGTTGACATGGTTGGTATGGACCTACGTCAAGCTATTATGCCGTTACCATTTAAGGAACCGTCACAGACACTATATTCGCTTCTTGGAACATTAATAGATTCTGGTAGACGTTTTGCATCAATGGCTGACATGAAAGTCGGTGAGATGCAAGGCAATGCACCTGTAGGTACAACTATGGCGATTATGGAACGTGGCACAAAGGTGATGTCTGCGATACATAAGCGTCTACATTACTCACAAAAAGTAGAGTTTAAAATACTGTCAAGAATATTTGCTATGGGCACTCCAATGTATCCATATCAAGTACCAGGAGCACCGCCTGAGATCAAGCAATCTGACTTTGATCAAAGAATAGATGTTCTACCTGTGTCAGATCCAAACATATTTTCTATGTCACAACGTATTGCTTTGGCACAAACACAACTGCAGTTGGCACAAAGTAATCCAGAGATACATGGACCTAACGGCATGTATCAAGCTTATAGAAAAATGTATGAGGCATTAGGTGTAACAAATATAGATGCCATATTGCAACCACCACCACAACCAATGCCAATGAACCCCGCAAAAGAAAATCAAGAGGCATTAAGAGGTGCAAGATTGCAGGCATTTCCAGAACAAAATCATCAGGCACATATATCTGCACATTTAGCCATGATTGCCACACCAATTGCACAGTCAAACGCAGCAATCGTAATGACATTGCAAGGTCATATTTCTGAACATATTGCTATGATGTCTGAGATTCAAGCTCAACAAGAGATTACAGCTAACATGACACCAGAGGATCAAGCTATGATGCAACAAGATCCTAACATGATGCAACAAATGCAAGCACAGGTAGCTTCAAGAGCTTCAGAAATAGCTGGTGAAATAAGTGAGCAATATGCACAGTCAATTACACCACCTCCAACTGAAGATCCGTTAGTATCTATAAGAAAGCAGGAGTTGGCAATCAGAGGACAAGAAGTGGCTCAAAAACAACAACAATTTGAAGTTGAGCAACAATTTAAAAAAGAAAAAGAAAGAAATGATGTTTTACTTGATCAGCAAAGACTTGATCAACAAGAAGAAATAGCAAATCAAAACGATCAAACAAAAAGAGACATAGCTGCTCTTAAAGAAATGAAAGGATAAATTATGTCAAGTTCTGTTAGAGAAAAGATTTATGCAGTTGAAAAACAAAAGAAAATAAAAAGAAGACTTGCAAAGGAGGGAATTGTAGATGCCATTGAAGAAAGGATCGAGTCAGAAAACAATCAGCAAGAATATTCGCAAGTTGAAGAAGGAGAACTATCCACAGAAACAAGCGATAGCGATAGCGTTGTCGAAAGCGGGAAAGTCAAAGCGAAAATCAACAAGCCAAAAAAGAAAGCTAAAAAAGCCACAAAAAAAGAGTAGTGGTGGTATGATAAAGAAATTTTCACCAATAGCCAAACCACAAAGGTTCCAAGGCGTATTTTAATGGAGTTAAACTATAGATCCAGCAACAATATCATTAGCCGTAGGCGTAGCTTCTAAAGCATTTGACGCAATCAAGAAGGGATTTGCCGTAGGTCGTGATATAGAACAAATGTCTGGAGATATAGGACGTTGGATGGGAGCTGTGTCTGATGTTGACAATGCTGAGAAACAAGCTAAGAATCCTCCCCTGTTTGGTAAGTTGTTCAAAGCTGGTTCAATTGAGGAAGCAGCTCTCGCTGCTTATGCAGCCAAGAAGAAACTTGAGGAACAAAGGTACGAACTCAAGATGTTTCTAAATATGACTTATGGTCCACAAGCTTATAATGATCTTTTAGCAATGGAAGGTCAGATTAGAAAGCAACGTCAGGAAACCGTTTACAAACAACAACAATTAAGAAGACAAATAGGCGAAGCAATTGGTTGGCTTGTTTGTGCACTTATAATAGGAGCGTTTGCAGTTTTAATCGCAAGTATTTGGGTTAAACGTGCAAAAGGTGATTATAAATTTATTCCAAGAGATTACACTTTGCAACAAAAGGTATGGCAGGGTAAAATTAAAAAAAAAAGTACACAACGTGTAGGTTAAAGAAAAGAATTACATCAAAGTTTACAAATAAAAAGGCATGTATATATCAAGGGGGTAATAAAACTTTTACAATGATGATAGAAACTTGGTGTCCCAAAAAATATAAATGTTTATATGACCCAAATGGCGAGGAACCAGATATTGATAAGGTCATGGAAAGTTTGAGGAGCATAGGAAAAAAATGACAGAAGAAAAGAAAAAACCAATAGATATTAAAATTGATGAAAATAGTTTTGAGTTATCTTTAAGAATATTAAGTAATGAATTTGTTGCAATAAAGATTGGTTCAACAAATTTTTCTGGTAAACTAATAGCAGGTGGAATTTTATTATTATTC